AATTCAATCACCTGGCGTTCAGATAACAGAAACAGATTTAACAAGAAATCCTAGTACACAGGCTCCTATTAAACCAGGAGCATTGGTAACTGGATTTACACCATATGGGCCAACTGATCAGTTGATTAAGATTACAAGTACTCAACAATTTGAAGCTGTTTATGGACTACCAGAAACACCAGCAGAAAGATATCTTTTTCATACTGTTGATCAAGTAGCTCAGACTGGTTCTGATGTTTATGTTTCTAGACTTCCATATGGTGAAGGTGGTGGTGGACAAAGTGTTCAAAACTATTATAGTGTATTACTTTTTCCTGTTTTACCTCATGGTGAAAATTTCCAAACAGCGGAATCATTTTATGTTTTAGCCCCATCTTCGTTTTTAATAAGCGAACAACAATATGACAAATATATTAGAAAAGGAAGTATTGAATGGAAAGATAGCATTGCTCCAGTACAAACTATTCCTTCATTTATTGATATAGACAATAGTGTTGTTAAATCTATTTTTATAGATATATGTAAGGATTTAAGTGTAACTGATGTTCAAACTATTTCAAGTTGGTATGATAGTTCTAAATTTACTACCGATATATATAATGGTCCTATTGTTTTACCTGGTCAAACAGCTACTTTATCTAGACCATTAACATCATTTAATCTTATTCGTGCGTTTGAAACAAGATTACAAACATATATAGATGAAACAGTCCAATCGAAGAATTCAGATTTAGTATATAAGGGAGCACCGACAGTATGGACTGATGTTAAGATTGATTTTTCTAGTATAATAACAACCCAAGAACAATTAAGTGCTCTTATTTCTGATACTAGCAACACATCAACAGTTTTAAAAAAGGTTCCATATGATTTAAAGATGTATGCTGATAAAGTTGGAAGTGATACTCCGTTTACATATAATTTACCAGCAGTTTCTTCTAAGAATGTATTGGTTGATTTAATCAAAACATATAAATGTAATCATTCACCAGAAATTACTTATTATTTTGGTGGAACCCTTCCTTCTGGATTTACAGTAACTGCTCCAACAAAATTAGAAATAACAAATCGTTCTATTTCTAATAAAGTTGCTACATTAACACTTAAAAATTCAAATCATAATATTGTTCAAAATGACATTATTACTGTTAGCTCAGTTGGAAAAAATGCTTATAATTTAAATCTTGTAAAAGTAACAAAAGTTGATGGTAATAAAATTAGTTATGCAACTACTGATGCCACACTCCCAAACGAAAACACAGTAGCTGATACTACAGGTAAAGTTGAAAAAATTGTTTTATTAGAAAAACTTGATCAAAGTTCTGCAACAAACTATTTTAACTCTGGAATACAATCAGCCTTAAAACAAAAAGCTGAAATAGACTTCACTGGTGAAAGAGAACTTATAGTAAAGTTTGGAACAAATCCAACAACTACAATTCAAAGCATTAGTTCTATTACTAAAAACAACACACCTACTAGTGTATCTGTTATTAGTAGTGCTATTGTACCAAATAATTTAGATGAATATTTTACTTTAACAGACATTTCAGATATTGTTAAATCTGGTGTTGTTATTGTAAATGATGATAAGTTAACAAATAATGATTTATATGAAGGGTTTTATGTAGCATTAGCAGATAATTCTGATGATACTCCATATACTGATTTTCAGGCAGTAAACAGTGTTTTTGCTGTAAATTCATCAGTTAAAACTGGAACTGATGTTTTAGGAAATATTCTAGTAAAACAAAATTTTACAAATATTCCTAAAGAAAGAATGGCCTTTACTTTAACAGAATCATATTCAAGTATAAACTTTTCTAGTATTTCTGAAAGAATGGCTAGATTTCCATCTTATGATTTTTCACAAGATGCATTTAATGATTGCTTAAAAGTTTTCTTGTTCAAACTAAATACATCTACAAATTTACAAGATAGTATAACATTAGATTATAGTACAGCAGAAGCTTATGTTGGTTCGTTATATTCTAGAAGAAAACAAAACGATCCAAGAGGTGGTAGATTAGTCAATTTCTGTGTTCAAAACAAAATTGAAAATAACTCTAATTCAAGACTTAGAATGTTATTAAATACTAAAATATCTGAAAACGGAACATGGGTTGATGAATTTGGTATGCCTACAAAAAATGTTCGCATAGCTGAATCTGCAAAAGCTCTTTGGTCTACTGGTATTCACCAAAAAACTACATTTGATAATTCAAACAAAACTATAGGTGATTTAATTCTAAAATTAGATAGAAGTTTTCAACTTTGTGAATTAGCTCAGAATGAAACTAATAATATAGATGTAGTTTGCGAAGCAGGATTAGGAACAATAAACGCTTCTGTCTGTGCTAGACCAGATTATAAATATTTTGATGATACTTTGGATGTAAACATTGATAATTTATATGTTATTCCAAAGAATTGGAGAGAATACTATGAATATCCAGATGTTGTTAGAGATGGTTATTCTGATGTTGTTGCAAAATTCAGAAATTTTGCTCAAGATAAAAAGAATCACGTGTTTATATCAGATCCATTAAGATATATATTCGTATCTGGAAGAAATTCTAAAGTTCAAGATTCAAAAACATTTGATTTTGTTAATAATGTTTTAAGACCATTAAATATTACATATGCTAAGACTGGAAGATCAACTTACATGTCAGTATATGCTACATGGGTTAAACGATATGATGCAGCATCAGATGATTTTACATGGCTTCCTCCTTCTGGATTCATGGCAAAAGTTATGTTAAATGCTAAAAAGAGAGCACCATGGACTGCTCCTGCTGGATTCAACTATGGAAGACTTGGTGGAATTGCTGATATAGCAATAAATCCAAATCAAAGACAAAGAGATTTGTTGTATAGAAATTCATATAATCCTGTTGTTGATTTCCCAAGAGAAGGAATGGTTGTATATGGACAAAAAACATTTATTAATTATCAAACAGCATTTGATAGATTAAACGTAAGAAACTTATTTTTACATTTAGAAAAAGAAACAACTCGTATTTTAAATAGATTTGTTTTTGAACCAAATACTATAACAACAAGAAATAGAGTTCTTTTAAGATTAACTCCTCTTTTTGAAAGAGCAAAAACAAGAGAAGGTTTATATGATTACAGACTTATCTGTGATGAAAGAAACAATACACCAGAGTCTATAGACAATAATGAATTAAGAGTAGCTGTATATATTCAACCTGTAAGAACAGCAGAATTTATATTGGCTGACTTCGTTGCAACAAGAACTGGTGTAGATTTAGATGCTTTGATTAAATAATTTTCAAAATAAAGGATAAATAATTATATGGCAACAATATTAAATGAACAAGGTATTAGAAACTTTCACGAAGTAGCTGCTAGAAAAGATTTTTTTAGACAAAATCTTTTTAGAGTAATTGCTTTCGGTGGAGCAAACTTTTTTTCAAAAGACGATCTATTATATATAGAATCTGCTACACTACCAAGTAAAACTATTAATAACATAACAGTTCCTTATATGGGATTAAGTTTCAATGTTCCTGGAACTGTTCAATATCCTAATAGTAATGCTTGGTCTGTTACCATGAGAATGGATGCTGGATTGGGCATAAGAGATAAACTTGAAGATTGGATGCTTTCTATTTTTGATGATCGTGACAGTACTGGTAATTATAGCATACCCGAAGGAGATGATGGTGTAACTACTTTAGCTTTATTAGATAAAGGTGGAGATGTTATAAGAAAATATAACTTGTATGGATGCTATTTACAAAATTTAGGCGAAATGACATTAAACGTCACAACCGCTGGAGATATTGTTACAGTACCAGCTACTATTGCTTATCAATACTGGAGATCAGAATAATATTATCTAAATATACATATGGCAAAC